ATATTATGAGTTATCCATCAAATAGTAATACCAATATCAACAACGAACTGTATGCAAACCTTGTTACAGCCGCTCAGTTCGCCGCATACGAGCAGTCAATCGCTCGTCAACTAGTAACAGTGTTTGACGCACCATTGAACACAGGTTTAAACCTACAAGTTCCAATCTGGTCTAGCGTTAGTGCTTCATTGATCGCTGATGAAGCGGCAGCAACAGCATTGACAACAAACACAACTTCAGCAACAATCACTTTGAAAGAACACGTGGTTTACCATCAAGTAACTGATCAGTTGAAAGACTCTGCTTACAGCAATGTCTTCGCACAGATTGGTGAGCAAAGTGGTCGTGCTATTGCTGAGTCTATGGACAAGCAGGTGTTTGACGCTATGGCTGACGGCACATATGGTTTCTCCACAGACCTAGGCACAGCAGGTAATGAACTAACACCTACATTGATCTTGAAAGCGGCTGCAACTTTACGTCAGCGTAAACTAACAGGTCCTTTCTATGCAGTGGTTCACCCAGCACAAGCATACGCATTGAAAGATGCTATGACTAAAGTTATTGCCTACAACGGTGCAACTGCAAGTGGAACATCATTCGCAGAAAACCGTGGTGCCGCAATGAACTCTGTTGCTGAAAGCATCCTAGGTGGTTTCTACATTGGCTCATTGGCTGGTGTTCAGATTTTTGAATCAGCATTATTGACAGTTGACGGTAGTGACGATGCCAAGGCATTGGTATTCACTCCAGGTTCAACAGGTCACGCAATGCGTGGTTCTGTAGAAATGAACACATTGTATTTGCCTGCTAACCGCGCAACTGATGTTGTATTGAAATCAGTAGCAGGTGCACAGGTTCTACAAAGAACATTTGGTGTTGCAATCACAGCAGACTGCTTGATCTAAACCAAAAAGATCTAGTCTAACTAGATTGGCAAAAAGGACTCTTGCAGTCCTTTTTGTTTGACTGTATACTGTAAGTGTAGTGAGCAAGAGTGAGTTTGTTAAACTCCATTTAATAATATAGGCCTCGTTCTTGTTCACTACACTTTTTAACAACACACAGAGATCCAAATGAAACCAGATCCTAAACCCAATCTCAGCCGTGAAGGCATTAGCGCCAATATAGATCACCTTGAAGCACGAGTTCAACGAGCACAGGACAACTGGCAAAGTGAACTTCTTGAACTACAATATTGGCTTGACCAAATGGATAAACTAGAATATAGTGAGGTTAAAAATGGATTTTAATGAACTCACAAAACACATTAAACAGTTAAATGAGCGAGAAAAAGTCATACACCACCAACGAGCGCAGGCGGCAGTTGAAAGAATCAAAGAACTCCGCAGAATCGCTAGGGCACAGCAGGAAACTTCTGCCAGTGCGGACTCCTCTAGGATTGTTTCCTAACTCATATGCGGCCGCTAAAGCACACAACCTCACGCTTTGGACCTTTTGGCACAAGGTTATGGATCCTCGTGACAATGGCTTTGCTCTTGACAGCCTGCACAACCTATAAGGGATATCCTGCATTGATAGCATTGCCATATGGTGATGGTGCAGGTGTCAGTCAAACATCAGGTGTCAATGTCAACAGTTATACCGTAACCAATGGTTCAGGTGCCAGATCCTTTACAGTTATTAGTGGCGGTGGTAAATAAAATGTCAGTGATTTGACATTCCTTAAACTAAAACTTCGTAGAAGTTTTGAAGGCCTTTTATAGCAATATAAAGGCCTTTCTTTTTGAAGAAACTAAATACACTATCGCAGGAAGGACCTGCACTAACGATTGAGAAGGACTCAAACTATGTCTTTGAACCATACATTTGCCACGCTTGATAATCTTTTGGCCTATGAGCCAAATATCCAAGAATACGGAGCCCTTGACTGGGACGCTGAACTGGCAAAATCACAGACTGAAGTCATTCGCATATTATCAGTTCGTTGGTGGCCACAGTATTCCAAACAGTTCAAAGTAAACATCACAATCGTTGGTCAAATGGCCATTATGGATCCACAGCGCCTAGATGGCGACCAGTGGACACAGGCCACAGTCTATCACTGTCTAGCCTATCATATCTGTCCTAAACTCACACAGTTTTCACCTGAGACAGATCGTTTCCAAGTAATGATGAACTACTATCAAGGTCGCTTTGAACACGAAATGGATCTTGCCATAAGAGAAGGTGTCAAATATGACATCAATCAAGATGGCACCATTGCACCCTTTGAGAAACTTCCTGACACTTACTTGAGAATACGCAGATAATGGCACAAAATCTCAGAGAACAAATCGCAGTCCAACTGGTCAAGACTCTTAGGAATATGGAGGATCCAACTCCTATCCTGGTGAACAGAGAACCTTTTGAAGCAGACAAGTTGGCCATAACACAGTTCCCTGCACTCTTGGTGCAGATGGACAAAGAAGAACGTGAAACAGTCACGATGGGTATCCCGGGAGCGGGTCGCAGAGCAGGTGTTATCACCTGGACCATACGCGGATTTGTCCGTGGTGTTGAACTAGACACACGCCGCAATGACTTTATAGAACGCATTGAAGAAAGCCTTGACAGTGACAGATACCTAGGCCTACGCACTTCAGGCGTTCTTGACAGTCAGGTTACAGTGATTGAGATAGTAAATCGCGTGGCTCCATTGGCGGAGTTTCGCATTGAGTTTCAAGTCAAATACAACTATGTAAGAGGATCAACCTAATGAAGATTAAAATGCTCAAGCACGAGATGGAACGCTGGTGCACAGAAGAAGATCAAGAACTATTAGTGGCTGCAGGATGGACTCCAGCCGCTCCAGAACAGGCAAGAGAAGAGGTTATTCGTCTCAAGCCCCCGGTGAAGTCTAAGGCGACCGTAACAGCCGTAGAAGAAGCCAATATCACTAATAAAGGAGACGAATAATGGCCACAATCACAGGTAACAACGGCGTAATCAAGATCGCCAGCACAGTAGGTGGTAGCACCACAACTGTTGCCAATGTAAGAAACTTCACGATTGATCTCAAGCGTGACACTATTGAAACAACCACTATGGGTGTAGATGTTCGCACATACCTAAATGGTCTAAGTTCTTGGAGTGGATCAGCAGATATCTATTTTGATCCAACTGCATCAACTGGAACATTTGGCACAACTGCTTCATTAAATCCAACAGGCGGAACAGTAGGTCAAGGAACCACAGCATTTGAAGGCTTTTTAGACACAACGTCTTATAAGTTTGCTGGTAATGTGATCATCACTGGTTTCTCAGTTAAATCAGCAATGGACGGTATGGTAGAGGCTTCAATCTCTTTCCAAGGTTCAGGTGCTTGTGCATTCTCAGCAACCTAAGGAGACCTAGACTATGGCAACGATTACAGGTAATGATGGTGCTGTTTCTATCAATGGTGCGGGTATAGCAAATGTCCGTAACTTCACCATTGATGTAAAAGCAGACACTATTGAAACAACAACAATGGGTGTGGATGTTAGAACCTATGTTGCAGGCTTGAGTGCATTCTCAGGTTCAGCAGACATTTATTTTGACACTTCAGACTTTGACACTTACGAAACTTCATTCAATCCAACAGCAGGTCTAGTTGGTGCAAGTGGTGTAGCAGGCAAGTTTTATGTTGGTAAAGATATAGGTGGTAGTTCTACTGCTGATGCTGTTTTCCAAGGCAGTATCATTGTCACTGGATATAGTGTAAAGTCAGCAATGGATGGTATGGTAGAAGCAAGTATTTCCTTCCAAGGAACTGGCGCTACTACATATAGCATTGGCACTAACGTCGCGTATCCATAATGAATATCACATTCACAGGTGTTGATTCTTTAAACAAAGATCTAGGAGACCAACTCAAAAAGTTTGTCAAACAGATTGCTGATGATGTCTATGTGACAGCCAAGAAGAACACACCTGTGCGTAGTGGTAATGCAAGACGTAACTGGACAGAAGCAACCACCCAGAATAACTTCAAGGTGGAAAACAAGGTTCCTTATATAGGTAAACTAGAGGCTGGAGCGAGCCGTCAGGCGCCAAAGGGTATCATTGGACCAACTCTAACACAAGTAAAAGGAAAATACAAATGAACAAAGTAATAGAAAAAGCCACAGCACATTTTAGAAATCAAATCTCAGGTGAGATGAAAAGCATAGATGTTCCAGAATGGGGCACTAAGGTCTACTTCAAGACAGCCACTAGTCTAAAAGATGAAGGTCGTGTTCTTGAACTAACTCAACAGAACAAAACTGTTGAAGCCCTAGTAGAAGGACTGATCATCAAGGCTCGCAATGAAGATGGCACTAAGATGTTTTCAATGGCTGACAAAAGCACTCTATTGAATGAAGTTGATCCCAAGATTCTAATCAAGGTGGTCAGTGAAATCAATAGCATTGGTGCTGATGAACTAGATCTGGAAAACGCAGAAAAAAACTAAAACGAGATCCAGACTTGATGTTTGCCTATAGACTGGCAAAGGATCTGGGTCTCAAAGTAGTGGATGTGTTGGAAATGTCTACAGTGGAGTTTGCAGGGTGGGCCGCATTCTACAAGTTGGAATACGAAGAACACCAAAAGCAGTTAAACAAAGGACGATGAGATGGCTGATGCACAGATAAGAATAACCGCAGACACCTCCCAAGCAGAACGTGCTCTGGGGGGTTTACAAAATACTCTAAGGGGTTTGGCGGGTATCGCTATTGGTGCGACTATCGCTAAGGAACTTATTGACATTGCAGGCAAAAGTCAAGAACTCACAAACAAACTATTATCTGTAAGCAGTAATATCACAGAGGCCAATGCCAAGTTTAGTATTCTTTCTGAAACTGCACAAAGAACAGGTTCAAACATTGGTGGAACAGTTGATCTATTCCAGAAACTAGCGGCTTCAACAACCTTTGCTGGTTCTAGCACAGAAGCATTGGCCAACATTGTAGATAACTTCAACAAGACACTACAGATATCAGGAGCCAGTGGCGCTGGTGCTGCCTCTGCACTTTATCAGTTTGCACAGGCAATGCAGAAAGGCACCCTAAATGGTGATGAGTTCCGCAATATGCAGGAAACAAACGGCTATGCTCTCAAGATATTAGCCAAAGAACTTGGTGTCACACAAAGTCAGTTGAGAATAATGGCAGAGGAAGGCAAACTTACTGCTGATGTTATTGGTAAAGCATTTTATAAAAATCAACAGATCACTGAGGACTATGGCAAGACCATTAGAACCATTCCACAGGCATTTGAAAATCTTCAAACAAAGATTATGGAAAGTTTCCGTGCTTTTGATGAAGCCACAGGAGCCAGTGATAAGTTTGTCAAGGCCCTAGAGTTCTTGGCCAATAACTTTGATACCATTATCAAAATAGGCGCAGCCTTCTTTGCTGCCTTTGCTGTTGGTCGTATTCTTGCTGTTGCCAGTGCATTTATGGAAATAGTTGCCGCTCTTAGAGCGGTAGCCATTATGGAAGCCATTACCACTGGTGGATTGAGTTTGGTTGTTGCCGCTGCCGCTGGCACAGCCGCATATCTAATGCTTGACAAAGCCCTAGGTGAAGTAAATCAAAAGCACGAAGAAGAAAAACAAAAACTTAAAGAAATAGAAGCCGCACAAGGTAAGGCTTTTAATGCAGTAAAACCTCGTTCAAAACAAGCAGAAGATCTTGACAAGGCATTGAAAGCACAGTTGTTGTCAATGAATGCAATGAGTGCCATAGATGAAAAGTCTACTGGCCTAAGAAGTCTTGCACTAGAAGTTGAAAAAGCCATTGCCGCAGAGCGTGTAAAATATGCCGCTACTGGCGATTCAATGAGCAAACAGCAAGAACGAGATCTTGCCGCTGCCACTCGTCGTAAAGTCCTAGCAGAAGAACTAGGCACAATCAACAAAGACCTACAGAGTCTACAGTCAAGCACACTGGCCTTGAACATACAGGATGCCAACGAATATGCTGTTAAAGTTGAGATGGAGAAATATCGTCTCAGCCTAACACAAGAATCATATAACCTACGCAAGAATGAACTAGAACTTCAGATCCGTGCCAACAAGGCCGCTGAAGCCGCAAGAACCATATTGACTGATGCTCGTAATGCCTTGGCCAATACACAGGTTCAAAGCAATCTTGATCCTAGAGCACAGGCCATTGAAGGTGCTGTCCTACAACGTCGTCAACAGTATGGCACTGCCTATACCGCTGAACTAGAAGCACAGCATAGAATCTTATTGCAACAAAACTATGACTTGGATCAACAGAATCAAGTTCGTAAAACACTCAATGACCTAACACGTCAACAGACAGAACTAGAAACTGCTGGTCGTGCTGCCTCAATGTTTGGTTCAACCAAAGAAGGTCAAGCAGTAGACTTTGGACGTCAACAAGATGCACTGAAAATGTTGAGAGACAAAGGTCTCATTGATGAACAAAGTTATCTAGATCAGCGTGTGCTAATGAATCAAGAAGCCGCTGACAAGATGTTACAGTATGATCAGAAAGTAGGTGAAGCAAGACTAAAACAAGGTGGTGTTACCAACCAGGCTATTATTGATGCAGTTAAAATGCAACAGGCCAATGTGCAGATGATACAGCAAGGTGGCATTGTAGGAGCACAAGGTGTTCTAGGCGCACTGGATCAAGTGATGTCAGCAATGGGACAAAACAGTCGCAAGGCCTTTGAAGCACACAAGGCATTGGCCATTGCGCAGGCAGTGATATCCACATACCAAGCGGCTGCTATGGCCATTGCGTTTCCACCAGGACCACCCTTATCATTCATCTATGTGGCAGGTGCCATTGCCGCTGGCTTTGCACAGATCAATGCCATTAGAAGTCAACAATACAGTGGTAAGAAAGTTGGTGGTGGTGTTAGTGGCAACACTCCATACATTGTTGGTGAGAATGGTCCAGAACTGTTTACTCCATCAAGCAGTGGACAAATCACACCTACAGATAAGTTAGGTGGTGGTGGGGTAACTAATGTGAACTTCACTATTGTGGCCAATGACACAGCAGGATTTGATCAACTGTTATCAAGCCGCAAAGGTGTTATTCAACAGATTATATCTGACGCTATGTTGGATAGAGGACATAGGAGCATTGTATAATGGCTGATATAACAGGAAGTCAATACCCAACATACCCAAGTTTCACCAGTGTGAACTTTAAAACAGTTACACCAGCACAGACATCTATGACTATGAGTGGTAAGATGAGACGTATTTCATTGGGCGTTACCTACTATACCTGGGAAGTAAAATATCCACAGTTGGTGCCCATTGATTCAGGCACAGTTCAAGGATTCCTTGGACAGACATTAGGTCAGACATTTAGTTTTGAAATCCTATTACCTAAGATTTCATACAGCAAGTTGGCAGCACAGACAACATCAACACCAAGAACATCAGCCGCAGGCGCCCTGGGAGCAAAACAAGTATCATTGACCAACTGTGGTGCTAATAAAACAGTATTGGCAGCAGGTGACTTTTTCAAGTTTGCCAATCATTCAAAGGTCTATATGGCAGTAGCACCTTGTAACAGTGATGGTGCAGGTGCGGCAACATTATATTTTACCTGTCCATTGGTAGCCGCAGTTCCCAGTGGCACTAACCTCACAATCACTGCCGTTCCATTTACTGCTATCTGTGAAGATGACGTGCAGGAGTTTGACATTGGCATTGGCGGTATGACTTCAATGTCAGTTAAAATGAGGGAAGTGTGGTAAATGAAAGACTTTTCCTCAACTGCCAATCGTGATGAATACTATCGCGATCATACTATTGCAATAGACTGCGTTGAACTACATTTAAAAACCAATGCAGGTGCTGACTTGCCCTTATATTTGTGTAGTGGTGGTGCTGATTTGTCATTTGATAGTGATACTGCTCCAACAGCAGGGGTCAATACCTATGCCGCACAGGGCAGTTTCATTGGCTTTACCAGTCTACAAGAAGATTTTGATGTCAAGGTTGGCAAGTTCTCTATTTTCCTAAGTGGCGTTGATAGAACATCAGTGCAGTATCTAATGGACAATGAGATTGAAGGCAAGCGTGTGGTTCTTTATAAAGCATTTCTAAACTTTGGCAGTGGTGGCACAGACAAGTTACAGTTGGCAGCAACACCTATACTAATGTTTGATGGCATCATCTATAACTTTGCAGTAGTTGAAGGTGAGAAAAGTTGCCAAATCAATATAGACTGTTCCAGTCTATTTGCAGACTTTGAAAGAACACAGGGACGCAAGACCAATAACTGGTCAAACTGGTTTTATCAAGGTTCAAAATCAGATACCTGTTTTGACAAATCAGGTTGGATAGGACAAACAGAGTTTAAATGGGGTAGACTATAATATGATCGTAAGACAAATGATACCACAGGAGTTTGATGTCACTGTAAACCTATTTGGTTACTACAGAGATGAAGCCGTGGAATCCTTGCCAAGAATAGCAGATGAATATGATGAAAACTCTGTTATCAAGACCATTAAACATTTTGCCAGCAAATGGGATCACTGCTGGTTCAATGCCTATGAAGGACAGCGTCCCATAGGATTCATTGCTGGCTATGCCAGTGAATGTCCCTGGAACAGTGAACTTATTGATGCCAATATTGCTTTTATCTTTTTGCTAGACAGTCATAAAAATATGGATAACTTCCGAGTATTGATCTCAAAGTTTGAAGAATGGAGCAAGACTATCAAGGCTCGTTCAATGACTGCAGGCGATATTGGCATCAATCCAGAACGCACACGAAAACTGTTTGAACATTTTGATTTCAAACCAGGTGTATGGTTAGAAAAGGAGTTGATCAATGGCTAAAGTCTTTAAGGCCATTGGCAATGCAGTCACATCAGTTGTCAAGGCAGTTGTCAATGTAGTAAGTTCTGTAGTCAAGGCCGTTGTCAATGTTGTAGCAGACGTTGTCAACTTTGTGGCACAGCCATTCTTAGGAATGCTAGGGGGAATGCCAGACATACCCTCTGCGGCTGCGGAAGCAGATCGTCAACAGGGTGTGCTTATACAGCAGACAGGTTCAAACATTGATATTCCTGTGGTCTATGGATTTCGCAAGGTTGGTGGCACAGTGGTGTTTGCTGAAACTGGATCAACCAACAACAAATATCTCTATGTGGTCTATGTTTTTAGTGAAGGTGTTGTAGAAGGTCTACGCAAGGTATTCATTGATGACTGGGAGTTGCCTACTAACCTAACTGCCAATGTCAATGCTGGACAGATTGTTGATGTCAACGCAGATCGCTATAATGGTCGTGTGCGTATGATGTGGAATCCAGGTGTTTACTATGCCAACCCAGCATCAAGCACAGTTGGTTCCTATTGGAAGACCAACATCTTTGCTGACTCTCCTAGTTTTACTTCATCAATGAACTTCAACGGATTGGCCACATTGGCAGTTCGCTATGAATGGAAAGAAATCAAAACACAAGCAGATGCTGATAACAATCCATTCAAAGGCAACATACCAGAAGTTCAAGTTGAACTACTAGGTCGCCGTATTGCCGCACTAGACAGTCAGGCCAGTGGCTATGAATACAGCCAAGCACCAGTGCGTTATTCCACAAATCCAGCAGAGATTCTGTTAGACTATCTACGCAATCCCAGATATGGTAAGGGATTGGTCAATAATGATATCCATTGGGATAGTTGGATCAAAGCAGCCAACAAATGTAATACCACAGTAAACTATGTCACTGGACAGAGTT